TTAATACTTTACCTTGGTATTTATTTATATCACTAGCACTATCAGATACAGTACCTGTTATTGCTTGTGCCATATTAGGCCCCGAACTTAAAAAACCGTTAAGAGATTTTACTGGGCCCGTAAATGTTGTATTAGCCATAATTCCCTCCTATGTGTATAGCCATTTTCATTATGTTGTCTCTATACCGTCTGCCTAGTCAGTCAACATAATAATTTTATCTAGGTATTTTTATTATACATAAAAAAAGGGGCGATGTGAACACCGCCCCTTAATGTAATACCTTACGTATTATCTATTAACTAGTTGGTAAATTTCCGTTACCAAAAACACATCTTGGATCAGAAAATCCAAAAGAGTATCTTTCTCTAGCTTTAAATCTTACGTTACCAGTATCGAAGTCACCTTCCATTGCAGTTTTGATTGGTGATCTAACGAACATTTTAAATCCGTTAGGTACATCAGTCAATAGGAAGTACGAGTCTGTATCAGTTAGGAAGTTATTGATAACATACCCTTCTGGAACCATTCCCATGCTTCTAATTGCATTGATATCGTTATCAGCAGTTGCTGTTCTCATAGGAGACTTCATGATTCTCTCAGCAGTAAATTGTAATTCTTTTGGAATTATCATTTTTCTACCTTGAGAAGCTATTTTTAAGCCTCTTTCGTCTACGAAACCATTAATGTCGATTAACGATTGCTCTAACGAAGTTTCATTAAGATCTGCTGCTGTCGCAAGAACATTTGAGAATGTACCACCAGTTGAAAGTGGGTGTGAAGCATTAATTAATGATACTCCATCACCACCTGTTACAGTAGTAATCTGTGCATTGTTCAATACGTTAGCTGCTTTAACTTGCTTCGTATTTGACATTGATCTTGCAAGAGCTCTTGTGTATCTCGCTGCAAGTCTGTCATATAGGTTATCTTCGATCGCTTCTTCAGTAATAGCAAATGCTAGTGCGATTGTTTCGTGAGTGTATCTAGCTGTGAATGTTTCATTCGCTTGATCAAACACGACTCCAGCACCTTCTTGTTTAGTTGGTGCAGAAGCAAATCCCGCTAACATCACTTCTTCTTCAAAAGCTCTGTCAGATGTTTCTGTGGTATAAATCTCAGCATGCTGATTTTCATACCTATTATATTCCAGGCCGAACAAGGCGTTCAAACCTGGCTCTAGTTCTTTGACTAGTTGTGATCTACTTATTGCCATAGTTATTTATCTCCTTATTACGCTAGACCTGTACCACTTCTGTAGAAGTGATTGTTTATTCTTACAAGAATATTAGCATTTGCATTTGCTGTGTCGCTGTTATCTGGATCTTGTGAGATATCAATTGCTTGTATTACAAAAGTACCTGCTGTTCCAGAAACGCTCACATCAAGTTGAGCTTTTGATATTCCTGTTTGAGTCACACCTGTAGTGTTTGTCATTGAGTAGTTCTTGAAAAGATCCGCTCTTGTAAAAGCCGCATCAGCATCCGCTAAGAACACAGCATCTGGGTCATCAATTACAAATGCTTCTATATCACTTGCATTGATTGAACCTGGATAAAAGTTCTTAAATGTCGGTTTTGATGTAGTTGGATCAGTAAAGAATACTCCATTGAAAACACCCACAACAGCATCCGATGTGTTAGCTGTATGTTTCTCAATATTACCAGTTGATGTTGGTATTACCAAATCACCTTGGAATATTGCAGTTCCATAGTTTGCTTTAATCGTATATCTGTTCTGAGCTCCTACTAAAGGTGTTCCGTCAAGTTTTCTGTATGGTCTTAGACCAAACTTTTCACTTACGTTAGCCATAGTTTAGTTTCTCCTTATTTATTTATTAATCCAAGCTACTTAGGTAGGTAATGCAAAAAAATTATTTTTTACGACTACCACCAAAGGTAACTCTAGACTGCCTCTCAATATTGATCGGCATGTCCGGGTGTTGTTCCTTCATAAGATCTTGATCTATTGCGTCTGTTCTATCTTGAGTAATTTTTCTAAAATACTCAGCACGACTTTTCAAAATCTCTAAAGGTATCCTTGCCAACACAAGGCCACCTATTCCAATCAGCCCAGCATGTTTGCCTTCAGAAATAACGGGGAAATCGTGTTCACCTATTTCACTTAAAAGTGTTTCAGCTTTAACGAACTCCCAGCCCTCTCTAAGTTTCTTAGATACATTTGCAGCATCTTCAAAACCTGCGGTTGCAGTTCTTATCCACCTATGTGCATATCCCTGCGGTGCAGCTGGTGCATCCAAACTGGATGGCGGAGTCCAATCTTTTTTTCGAGTTTCTTTATCTCTCGTATTGGACGAGCGTGAAGTTTTAATTTTTTCCATGTTATACTCCTTCCTTCACGTATTTTGCGTATTCCTCTAGTGGCACTCCCAATTTCTTAGCGATAACTACCTGTGACTTAGTGAGTTTCACAGACTTGCGTCCACCTGATCTTCTGCTAACTGAACCTACATTTTGGACGGGTTCTCTAGTAGGTTTAGCATCTTCAGCAGATTCTTGTGCAAACTTTTGAGGGAAATACTCCTTCATACGTTTGTTTATTTGATTATAATACTCATCTGTCTCAGCATCAATACCCTGCCCAACAAGATCCTCATGAATACTCATTGCAGCACCTGTAAGAACTCTATCAGTGCCAAACCATTCATTATCCTCAGCCCATTTTTGAGCTCTTTGAGATATTGGGGGTTGGGGTACATCTGCGTTTTGATTTTGAGCAGGTTCTTCAGCTTTTGCTTTTTTTTCAGCTTGAGCTAAAGTTACTTTCTCCTTTTCAACAGATAGTTTGGCTAAAGCATCTTGAGCCTCTGTGATCTTATCCACATCATTCGACTCTAAAGCAGCTCTTAAAACATTTTTAACCTTGTCTCTTTCTGCATCAATTCTTGAATCGTACTCCTTTAAATAATTGGAATCAGTTTCTTCAAACTTTTTCTCAATTGTATCGTATTTATTTTTCAAGCCTTTAGCATATTCGAGTGCCGCTTTTTCTCTTCTTTCAGCCTCTCTTATTTGAAAAGTAAGTTTGTCAATTCTTTTTTGAACTTTATCTGAATAATCTTTAAGACCTTCCTTATCTTCTTTTTCAGGAGGAGACGTATCCTGAATTGTGTCCTCCTTTGGTTGTTCTTTAGATTCCTCTTTTGTTTCTTGTAAAAGTTCTTTAGCCGTTTTATCACCAGTAACTTTATCAGCTATATCGGTGTAGCCTAAATCAACATTTTCTTTAGGAGCAAAAGACTCATCAGGTTCTTTTGCTTCTGGAACACTAACATTTTCTTCATTAACATTATCAGTGTCTAATTCTACTTCTGTAGATTTATTTTCTTCTGCCATTTCTCCTCCTTAATAATGGTGCAAAATATCACGTGGATTTTTTATTGTTGAAATAATTTCATCATCATTCAACACTCTTACCTCTCCACCCTCAATTTTGAATCTTGAACCAGCGTACCTACTAAATATTACCCAATCACTAGTTTTACACCATGCTCCAAGAGGAAATTTTTCTTTGTCTCTATAACATAAATTTCCCATTTTAAGAACGAGTCCACATACAGTGGTCATTTGAATTGTTTCTTGTGTTGTGTCTGCCAAAATAATACCACCTTTAGTTTTTTTAGGCCCCGCATAAGGCAGCACTAAAATTCTATATCCTGTTGGATTAGGTAGTCTTTCTAATAAATTATCATCAATTGCTTTTGGATCTAATACAGTGGCAACTTCTTGCTCAGCTTTATAAGAATCTGAAAGATTAGATGTTTTTTCAGCTTTCTTGGTCGACATTTGTGTCTTCTAACTCCTGGTTATTCAGCAGGTCTTTTAGTTCCTGTTGCAAATCTTCTAAAGATTTGATTTGGCCTTTAACATATTGTAACTGTTCGATGGTGTCAACACCATATATGGCGTGTTCCTTACAATGATCTAAAGTTTTTTTTAATAATTTTTGGACTACTGAAATAGTATATGGATCCATTAAAATGATTCTCCTTCATTAAATTTAAAATAATTAATATTAATATTCACTCTTGTGTGTGCATCTGTGCATGTAGTTCCTCTATGGTACATGTTCGAATCAAACTCTATTAGCCTATTTCTTTTACTATAAACAGTTTTTCCACTTTTAAACTCAGTAGCTCCATCATTTGAATTTATAAATAATATGGCTGTTCTACAATCTTTAGTATCTATATGATATCCATGTTTAACAACTGCGGAGGTTTTTGGAATACAATTAGCTTTTATTCTAAATAAAGATTTAGCTTTTAATTTTTCTAAAACAGGTAACATTAATTGAAAAAAATTTGACATTATTTGATGTTCTGCAAACAATACATGACAAAACTGATATTGATATCCAGGGCTGTTTAATTTGTGATCTTCATCAGTAATTTTTTTTACATAATACCAAGGGAACATGTGGCCCATTAAATTTGTTTCTATTTTTTCAAACTCATCTTCAGGTAAAAAATCATCTATTATCTTTAGATCCATTATAATTTCTCATTATTATCTTGTTTTTGCCTATATGCATAGGCTTAATATTAATCAGTTCTGCTGCTTTAATCAATAAATCAAATTTAAAAGACTCATAATCATCTAAAATAATAAACCCGTCTTTTGCTAATCTTTCACCAAAGAATATTAATTCTTTTAAAAGATCGATTGTTTTATGAGGCCCATCTAAAAAAACTAAGTCGTATTGTTTAAAAATAGTTTTTTTTCCTTCATTATAGACAGGAACACCATCATAAAATCTATTCATAAAATCATCGTCTGACATTTGAAACAAACTATAATTATTATGATTTAAAGATTGAACAAGTTGTAATTTCATATTATTAGAATAAGTAGGGCTTTTACCATCTAAATGTTTTATTTTTGAGTCCTTGTCAAAATGTTCGTAATCAATATCGCCATAAGGATCTATGCCAATATGCCAATGATTTTTATTTTTTAAGGATTGTAAAATAACTTCTGAACCCATGCCTAATCTAACACCTATTTCACAAGTAAATGGATTTTCGTTTTTAATTAACTTGCAACACTTCTCAAGTAATTCATATTCAATGCTATCTCCGCCAATCATTTAAACTCTTTTAGAACTTGTAATTTATCCTCTGCTTCAGCTATCTTGCCAATTAGTTTATCACACTCCTCAATGTGCTGTGGGTGTTCTCCTATACCTACTGCATTTTCAAGATATATTTTTAAAGTAGCATCTGCCTCTGAAATTTGAGCATTATATTTATCCTCTAAAGCTTTGAGTATCGCCTCACGCATGCTGAGACTATAAGAATATTTTAAGATTTTGCAAATGTTTTGACATTAGTTGGTTTACCACCAACACCTTGAGCTTTAGCTCTTTTCCTTGCAACGGCACTCCTCCTCTGGGAGTCTGTCATCCTCGCCGCTTTGGCAGCAGGGACGCACTTTGGATAAGCTCTCTTTCTGTCTTTTGCTAATTTTGAACGACCACAAGGTGCGTAAGAACCATCTTTTCGTTTGCTTCCAATATCGACCCATTTTTGTTCAAACCATTTTTTTAAGCCACCACTTTTAAGGTACTGAATGTTTTTTTGCATTACATTAAATCTTTGTAATAATCAGCCATACCTCCAACAGCTTTTTTATTAACAAGTGTGCCTAAAGTTTTTGCTTGGCTTTTATGTAAAGCTGATGCTTTGTTTAAACCTTTTATGACTTTTTTAATTTTTGTGTCACCACCATTAGCTAATTTCATTCCTGATTTTTCTAAACGACCTATTGCAGATTGTGCTCCCGCAGTTTTAGCAATGCCACCTACATTCATTTTATCGATTTCGCCTTTAAGTTCTTTTAATCTATCTGATTTTTTCTTAGCTTTTTTTTCTGCATCAGATTTTTTTCCATCTTTCTTCTTTTTCTTAAATAAAAATCCTAAGAAAGCACCTTTAGGTTTCTCCATCATTGCACCTTTAGCTGCTGGTTTAGGGCCTTTAAAATCTTTTCTCTTAACTCCAGATGGATCTTTTATTTTACCCGCACAAATTTTACTAGCATACGCGTTCGCATATGCGCTTGGGTAGACCGAAAATTTTCGCTTCGCTGCCGCCTTACCTCTTGGACATAATTTAGTCATCTATTTTTTTCCTCCATTACGAAATATTTGTGTTCCTTTTATACCAAAGACACTCGCCACGACAAGGATCCACAAATTTGTAAACCAGGTCGGCAAGGATTGGAAATGTTCGAAGAAAATTTTTATCTTGTCCATTGCAGCCGGATCATCTGACCAGACCCCGTAGGCAAGCACCAAAATGGGCAGTGTTAGAATGGCAAGTACCACCTCATCCTTATAATCATTTTGACGAGCCTCAAGAAGTTTTCCTTGATAAGCTTCCTCGCCTCGTGCTTGACGCTCTGCATGTAATAACTGAGCATCAGACATTGCAACCTTCGCTTTTTGTTTATTAGCATATATTTTGCTACCAGCGTTAATTGCTAATTTTAAGGCACTGAACCACATTTTTATATTTCTCCTTACGTCTAATACAGAGATAACTTATCATCATATCCATGCTTTTTAAAGCCCCTTGGCCGTTTACTCTCCAACGCCATGTATCTTTATGGTGTTCTTGTCTTTTTTTACATATATACATACAGCCTCCAAAAAATTCATAAAATTTTTTAACAACGTCTTTGTCAGACATTTCTACACTACATGCAAAATATTTTTTTCTTTTTAATTTAGACCAGATGCCAAAACTTCCTTCGCCATCAAAAACACCTGCGAGAAAAATAATTTTTTCTCTAGTAGATAACTTATCGTACTCCGATAAATTTCTTTCCGGATGTTTGTATATTTTTAATTCCCTTGATGTCAGACTTAGCTCCTATCTCTCTATAAGGACATCCACCATTTTTCAAACCTTGCGGGTTAGGCCCTCTTTCTGGGGGTGGCCCATATCTAACACCTCCACTTAAACCTTTTTTATTTTTTTGCATACTTTTCTTTCCAGTATAATTTTCTCTCAAGTCTTCTAAGTCTATATTCAAAATTAGTTTTTTTATAAAATATTTTCATTTTTAAAAACTTAAAAAAATTTATAATATTATCCATTATTTTTTTTCTAATTTTTTCTCTGCTATATCTAATCTAGCATCAGATTGATCTGATTGTTCCGCCAACTTATCATATTGGAAATCTAATCTATTAGCTTCTTTAGTCAAATCTAATTGAGCACGTAGTTGTGTTTCTCTTTCTTTACGCTGCATATCCATAGCTCTTAAATCTATCTCTTGTTGTTTTAATCTTACAAGTGGATCTACTTTTCCAGCAGCATTTTGTAATTCACCTCTAACTAGTTCTTCTGTTATCTCTGCAACGGCTGTTGAAACTGCTTTATCAAATTGTATTTGAAATTGTTGTGGGTCTTGTTGTAGTAACATGGCCATATTAGGATCACCCATTAATTGTTCTCTAACTTCTATTCTTGCTTTAAAAGAAATATGATCAGAAATGTGCGATTGTAATAATGCATACACTTGAGGATTGATTTGAACCATTCTAGACTGCATGAATGCCATGTGTGCAGCTATGTGTGCATCGTGATCTTGAAACTCAAACGCAGTTAATAGTTGCATTTGTAATGCTCTTGCGTTTTCTTTTGCTGGATCCATTGGTTCTGGCTGTTTCGGTGGTGGTTTAAGTAATTGACCTATTTGTTTTGTACCTAAAGCTTCATAAACACGTCTATATGCTTCGTGAATGTTATGAATCTGCGGATTTGACATCGCAGTTTGCAATTGTTGCTGTGCTAACATCACTCTTTGAGCCATTGATTGAACATTTGGATCTGCAACAGGTAAAATATCCACCTTATTATCAAAATCAGCAGCTTTTATTACTCTTGGGCCTCCATAAACGTCATAAGGGTACTCCATTGGTAAAGATTCTGCCATGATTCTTGCTAAAATTTTAAATTCTAGTCTCATTGCATAGTAACATCGCTTGTGAACACCGCTCATCACCCTTGAACCACGTTCCATCAACGCCATTGTAGTGCCAACAGCTCTATTTTGTAGATCATTACCTACATTTGAGTCTGTAATAGCCGCAAATTTTTGCCCCGCACCCACAACAAAGCCTAAAAGATTAAACAAAGTGGTACTTGGCTCTGTAAAAGGTAGGTTAAAAAACTGTTCTCTTATGTTTCCGCCCGGTGCATCCACATCTCTGAACTCTCCAGGCTGAATAGGTTGGTCATCATCTCTAACTCTTATACCTCTAGACTTAAATCCAGCAGGTAAATTTTTTAAAGTACCTGCATCTATTAACTGTCTAAGTGATTGTGTGGCTGCTCTGCTTAATCCACCTATCATATGTGTTAATCCAAAACCGTAAAACCCTAAACCTGGTAAAAATTTATAGTGAACAAAGTATTCTATTCTTTTGTAACTTGGATCATCGGGTCTATAGTTTCTATATATGGATAAAACTTCATTTGAACCTTCATCGATTGTTACTACGTAAGGTATTTTGATTTTTTTAGCTTTAGAATCAAACTTTTCGTAATCATCCAAATGCAAATCTACGTGCATTTCTAAAATTGTATGTAAATAATCATCCCCCGTTTTTTTAACACCTTCAAGTTCATTTATTTTATTTTGAACCTTGTCTGTTGAATCTGTTCCTGGGTTAGGTAATTCCACATCTCTATAAAATCCAGCGGCCATTTGTTTCAAAACTTCGTTTTCCGTTAGCCGTTGAACGTGAGTAATTCTATCTGTATCTTTTAAGTCTGAAGCATAATATGGAACCACTAAATCTTCAGCAGGAATAAATTTAGATACAGGTCTTCTTAATATTTCATCGTAATATATCTTTTTAAAACTGCTACCGGCCAATGGCAAATGGAACAACATACTATCCATGTCAGTCGTGTACTCTTCCATCTCTTCCATTAACATGTAATTCATGTAATCTTTAACTCTATCAGATTGCTCTTCTATTGGTGGTGTTTGTAATCCAACAACTTGAGTTCTGACTGGGCCCTCAGATGGAACTAACTCTTTGTAAGCTTGTGCTTGAAACTGTGTAACGGATTCAGCTAATAAAGGATGTGTTACGTTAGATGCTCCTTTAAAAGGTCTTGTGACTTCCATATACTTTGTACCTAAAAGATCTAAACCTCTTATGTAAGTATCTTCCCATTCTTTTCTTGATTCTTTATCTTTTTTATATTCTGAGACTAAATCAGATCCCATTTTTGATAGAGTTCTTTCATCCATGAAATCTGCAAGATTTGCGTTAAAATCATCTTGAGGTCTTTCTTCTATTTCTTCTTCACCCTCAACTGTTACTTCATCAACATCTTCTTCTATGATTGGTGAGCCTTCTGCCTCTTCTACTCTTTCTTCATCTTTGATTTCATCAATGTTATCTTTTTCTACAGCCATTCAATACCTCTAGCCTTTTTATGGCTTAGAATCAATTAATAAAGTTTAGTTGGTTTTTTTCTGCCCATTTTACAGCCTTTAGCCATGACAGATTTACCTTTTTTATAACCCATAGTATTCATCATGCCACCGCCCATTTTTCCTTGAGCTCTTAATCTGTTAGTAGCTTCTGTTAAACCACCACCCATTTTTTTTGCAAGAGGCTTCATAGTTCTTGGTTTGTCAAAATTAAATTTTTTATTTATATCCTTAAGTTGCTCAGGAGTTAATCTATTTATAGGTGGTACTTTTCTTTTCATAATTTTATTTATTTTATCTCGCATAGCTTGTTGTGATCCCATATCTCTTCCACCGCCTTTGGTGTATTTCATTGCACCACCTTTTTTTCTACCCTGAACTCTTTTTAACATTGCAAGAGGAGATAAAAATTCTAAACCTTTAGCACCTTTATCTTTTGATTTTTTCATCATAAGTAAACCTAAATTTGCTTTTTGTGGTTTACCTGCCATAGCTTTTTCAATTGCCATGCCCCTTTTCTTTTCGTAACCGGACAACTGTCCGTCTTTATCTAAATCTGCTTTGCCTGGATTTTTTAGCATAGCTCCTCCTATTTTAAATTTATTTTTTAAACTCTGTTCTGCAAGTTTAATATCAGTTCTACTTAATCTACCACCCGGTTCTCTTTCAGAAGCCTTTTTAATTATAGATTTTGTTAGTGGAGATGCCCCCTTTGTCAATCTATTTATTCTTTTTCTAGATGTTCTTTCATTACCCTCTCTTCTAATTTTTCGTTCTTTTCTTCTATCCTCACTTCTAAGCATATCTGCAATAGAGCCAGGTGTAGGAGTAAAACCAGATGGATTTCTCATTATATCACTTACAGGCACTAACATTGTTTTTCCTGTCTGTCTATCGATAGCCTTTACGGATCTTCGACTTATTTCATTAATTTCATCAAGTTGTTTTTTTTTAGCTCTTTTGATAGCTTTTCTTGCACCAACGATCAATGCATCTCTATCAACTTTTTTTTGTAATTCTGATTCACTCATGATTAATAATATTTATACTCCTTTTCAAATTTTAAAGAAGATTCATCCCAATCATCAGTGTATGTTGTTATAAATCCACCTTGCCTGTATCTTAACACAGCTTGGGTCATAGAATCAACATAG